AATCGGAGAAAGTCGCAGAGGTATATTAGGTCGTTTTAATGAACATAAATCACATTATGAAGAATGCTTATTATTAGATTGTTTTCTTGTAGATAAAAGTAAAGATTTTGAGAGTTTTTTACATAATCATGAAAATATTAGATTAAATAGAGTTACTGATTTAGCTAAACATAAAAATGAACGTGAATTATTTTTAATTGGAAAAGAACTATCTTATAAAATGTTATTAAAAATCATAGATAATAACATTAAATATTTTGAAAAAAATAATAATGATGAAGTAGAAAAATTAAAATTAGAATGCGAAAAATTAACATTATTAAATGAATTAAATAAAAATGGAAATATTAATTCATTTATTGAGGAATTAATTAAAAATAATAACACAAATAATGAAATTTTATTAAACAAAATAGATAATTTAGAAAAAATAAATAAAACAATATTAGAAAAACTAAATCTTCAACAAGTTAAAAATACAACAAATTTTAATCAACCATTGGTAACATTAGGTCCGCGACTTCAGCAAATTAATCCAGATAGTCTTAGTTTAATTAAAGTATATGATTCTGTATCTGAGTGTATGAGAGAAAACTATCAAATAAAAAGACCAAGTATTAATAAATCAATTGCAGAAAATACAATATATCATGGTTATAGATGGTTATATGTTGATAGAGAATTAGATCCAAATATAATTAATAATATTCAACCTACAAAAAAAACTAAAATACAAAATTTAGGTTATATTGCAAAACTTGATAAAGACAAAACACAAATTATAAATGTATATTTAGATCGTAAAACTGCAGCATTAGCTAATAATTTTTCTTCTTCATCTGCATTAGATAATCATGTTAAAAATAATACTCTTATTAATGAATATTATTATATTTTACTATCTGATTGTGATTTAAAATTAAAATCTGATTTTTTAAACAAACATAATTTGAGAGAAATATTTTTATATAAAAATGGTATTGGTCAATATAATAGCGAACAAGAACTTATTCAAGAATTTATATGTAAATATGATTGTATAAAAAAATTACATATTAGTGATAAAACATTAACAAAAGCATTAACTAGAAATATAGCATACAATAATAATTATTTTAAAACTCTTGGTAGTAAATTACAAATTTAATAATTATAAAATTTTGTTAATATAATATTTTATTATTATAAATGCAGGTTAGTTTAATAAAAAATAGTTTTTATTTTACATACATATTTTTAATTACAACTGGAACAATATGTTTTATTGAAGCTTTGCGTAATCCTGTTCCCCAAATTCGCCACATTATGAATTTAGAAACATGTATATCAGTTGTTGCTGGGTATTTTTATGGAGTATTTGTAGAAAAAATTAATAAAGCAGAAAAAGAAGCACAAGAAAACCCTGAACAAAATACTAAACAAAACAAAAATGAAGAAACTGAATTACCTTTAGAAAAAATAAATGATATGCGTTATACAGATTGGGTTATTAGCACACCATTAATGTTATTAGTTTTATGTATGGTTCTTGGATATGAAAATAAAATTACCGTAACATTATTACCATTTTTATTAATATTATTATTTAATTTCTTAATGTTATTTTTTGGTTATATTGGAGAAATTGGTAAATTAACAAAAACAACAGCTAATATATTAGGTTTTGGTGCGTTCTTTACTATGTATACTATAATATGGAATGTCTATATGACATCAAAAATAAAAACATATCAATCTAAAATAATTTATTTCTTATTTTTAATATTATGGTCGTTATATGGTGTATTATATCAAACCGATAAATTAACAAAAGTTTTTGGTTATAATATATTAGATTTATTCGCAAAAGCATTTGTTGGAATATTCTTTTGGTTTTATTTAACAAAATCTATAAAATTATAATTTTTAATTTTTAATTTTTAAATTTGTTAATAATTTATTAAATATTGATTTTAGATAATTTATATAAATTATTGTCAATACTTTTATAAGATTTTAATAATGATTTATGTTTTTTTTTAAGTTTAATATAATTAAAATCTTTACTATAATTTATCATGTTATTATTTAATGATAATAAACTTTTATTAAAATTATATTTTTTTAATTTTTTTTCATCTATTGCAAAGCTATAATAAAAACAATCTATATATAACATTAATATATATAATTATATATATATTTATCTTATATATATTTAATAATTATTAAATATAATTATAATCTAATATAGTTTTAATGGCTGATATTTTATATAATATGAAAATTAATTTTCAAAAGAATATTTTATATTTTAATAAAATACAAATATTATTTTTTCTTATGTTCGTATTTTCACTGTTATATATGTTATTAGATGACGAACATTTTGAAGGTGTAAATAAATTTAAAGAAATTGTTAAAGAAGAAGTCATCAAAGATAAAGCCAAACAAGAAATTAAAGAAAATTATGATAATTTAAAAGAATATTATAATGATAATAAAATAATAAATACAAAAAATATTTCAGAAAATACTTCAACCAATTTAGTAGAAGAAAAAGTTATCGATAATGTTGCCAAAGAAACTGAACAAGAAGTTAAAAAAGAAGATTTATCTATTGAAAAAGTCGAACCAAATTTAATTAAAAAATATTTTGATCGCTTATATTTTGCTATTATAACTGGATGTTTATTAGGTTATGGTGATATTTTCCCCGTTACATATACATCTAAAACATTAGCAGGTATTCAAGGTCTTTTAACTGTTAGTTTAATCGTTTACTAAATTAATTACTTACTAAAAAAAATTGATTTTTAAATATTTTTTAAAATGTTCAACAATATTACTATAAGCTTAAATGGCTTCCAAAACTGTTTGCACTACTAATGAGTTAATAGCCAATGTTGATAAGTTGAGGGAGCGAGCGAGAAAGGTAAGGGTGGAGAGGGCGGCGATCGCTATCGCGGCGGCGCATTGCTTGGATGATATTGAAAAATTCTTTAAACAAATTACTAGTTTTATTAAAACTTCAATTATGGTTACAACTACTGAAAATTATAGTATAAGTATTCTCGATATTTTAAATAAATTTATTCCAATTAAAAATGAAACTGAAATCATTGAAACAGAAAAAAGTTGTGACGTTGGTGGTTATATTATAATGGGTAAATTAAATTGGACTTACGCTAAATTACCAAAAATATTTTATCAAAATATTACCACAATACAGGCAAAAAATAATGATACTAACAAGCAAATTGATGCAAATGTTTTAAGACTTGATATTCCTATTCAAGAAATTGGTCTTATTATTAATCATACTATTTTTGAACTTTTAAATATTTTATTAACAGCAGATAAATATAATACAAATACTAAATATATTGAATTAATGATACTTGATAAGTTTGATGAAATTTTCCAATATACTATAGAAAAATATGATATTAATTTTATTCCAGAAAATAATAAAATTTTCCAAGAACGTATTTTTGGTTCTGGTAAAAATTATAGTAAAGTAAAAGATGATAAATTACGTGAACAATTAATCGTTATGGATACTAATAATTATTCCAATTACCCAGACCAAAATAATAATAATAATAATAATAATAATAATACTAACGATAATAAATACGATTTTCCATTGTTATTTTATGTTAAAGGGACATTTCCAAACAGTATATTATATGATACAAATTCTTGTTTAAACATTAATAATCTTGATAATATTATTAATACTTTAACCGGTATTAATAATATGAAACTTTTAAATAAAATTATTGACAAATTCTTTAATTCACCCGAAACATCTGATTTAGTTAGATTCAATAAATATAGACAATATGCTTCACCTTCAAGTATTGGTATTGCGTTCAATCAACAACTTATTAAAGAACAAATGGCATCTGTATTTAAAAATACCGAATGGGGTTCTCATAATATTCATTTATGGACATTAGATGAATTATCTAATGAACGTGATAAAAATTCTCAATCGCGTTCAAATATTTTTAAAAATCAATTATATCATATCCATACTCATGGTATTCCATATTTAATTAATAATAATAATACTTCATACTCTTTTAAAATTCCAACAAATGAAGAAGCTTGCAAAAGATTTCATAATATATTTACAAATGGTTTGTTAGATTTTAATGATTCACAAATTAACGAGTTTTATTCTGATAATTTGCTTGTATCTGGAAGTGCGTTTGCGTTTTCAGCATGTAGTTATCGTGAAGATAATAATAATTATTTTCAACATTATAATGGTTCTGATGTTGACTGTCCTATTTTAGCAGGTGATAATGTATATTTATCTGTAGAAGAATTAGAAAAAATAGTTGATGAAAAAATTAAAATATTGCAAAAATATTATCCGGGCGGATGGGTTTTTGTTAAAGTATTAGTTGAAAAACGCTTTCAAATTTCGAATAATCATAATTCAACAGTTCTTGAAATGTTTTCAGTTCCTTATTCACGAAATACTGTCTGGAAACATTTTGCGAAATATCATTTTGGATGGGTTCGTGGTTTCTTCGATGGACGTACTTGGTTTATTTTACCATCAGGTGTTATTTCTGTATGTACTCGTTTAAGTATTGATATTCGTTATTGTGCCACAAAACATGCTCCACACGAGTTAATTTATAAATATTTAAAGCGTGGATTTGTACCTATTTTAAATAAAAAAGAGTTATTATCATTAGAAAAATATGTATATAATAAACATAATGATAATATTAATAAATATTATATATTAAAATATATTAATAGCCTTCCTATTTTTACATCACAATATTATGAAGTACAAAAAAAATATTTACAAGAATTATTATAATTTTGATTATATATATATATATATATATATATATAATCAAAAAATTTAAATATAATAATATGAAAATTATGTTATTGTTATGTTTTTGTATAATATTTTTTATTGTTACACAAAAGACACGTGAAGGACATATTAAATTATTTCATACACATGATAGTTTAGATGATTCTACAAAATATATTTTGCGTATTTTTTTATTTGTATGTCTTTTAATTGGTATTTATTTGGCTATTTATTATCCTGAAAATGAATAAAAAACGCAATAATAAAATAAATTAATATTTTATATTTTATTATGTCTACAATTAATGATAATAGTAATAATTTTTTAATTGTAAAAGATGATTTTAAAAGAGTTAGAAAATGTAATGCTATAGAATTACCGGTTGATATATCTGAAAATATGATACCGAAATATGTTGTTTATTATAAAGAATGTTATAATAAAGAAAAAATGTTATTTAGAGAATTTTTTAAAATAGAAAAACATCCCAAACTTATAAATTATAAAAAACATTTAACATCTAGTAAATCAAAAAAAGTAACAATAGTTGAAAAGTTAGAACAAATAAAAATAATTTTAAAAAAAATAGAAAATGATGAATTATTTAAATTAAAAGATGGAGAGAAAACTGAAGAAAATGGAGAGAAAATTGAAGAAAACGATGAATTAATTAAATTAAAAGATGGAGAGAATTTTAAAGAAATAATTTTACCAAAATATATTTCTCTCAAAAATCATGAAAAAGATAAAAAAAAATATTATTTAATTTATGATGAAAAAACAAATAAATATCGTAATACTTATAAATTATTATATGATAAAAATATTGAATTCTCTCAAAATTTAAAAGATTTTTTGGAAAAAGTTCGAGAGAAATTTGAAAATAAAACAAATTAATATAAAACTAATTAATATAAAACGAATTAATATAAAAAAATAAAATAAAAATATATCTGAAATAGATAAATAAATAATTTATTATTTATCTATCTATTTATTTCTATAATAAAATCATTCTCACATATATCAGGTTTATAAGAAGATATATTTTTATAATTACGTTTAAATTCATCAATTGTTGTTGTATTTATTATTGGAGCATCATTTAATAATTTTTCATATTCTTTAAATGCCCAACCAATAAATTCATTTGCTAATATTCTCTCATCTTTTTTTAAAGCTAATTGTAATTTTATTGTTCTATAAAAATTTGCATATTGTTTTGAAATTA